AGTGCTGGCGTGATAAGTTTATCGAATGATGGCGCTATGTTTATAGCTAAGTTGTTCTTAACCGCTGAAACTGCGCTATCTTCAATATTAACAGTATCTGTAGAATTTGAGACTTGAACGAATGCAGGAGTCAAACCCCTATCTGCCCATATAGAGAGCATATCATTCATTTCGTCTAGAATTTGTTGGAACTCGAAAGCTTCTAAATCAACCTCGGCTGTTTTTAGCCCGATTTTTACGGCTGCCCCGTTTACTATCTGTAGAACTGTTGTCATTAGTAACGGCCTCTTGGTATGGCTTCCAGTTCAAGCTTGTAGCATATTCAACAGTGGCTTGATTGTCGTTTATATCTATTTTAGTTCCGTTCGGTTTAATCCATATACTCATAATTGATTTCCGCCTCTCTACGTGCATCTATTGCGGCCTGCTTATCTTTAAATGTGCCTAGATTTTTCATTGTACCATTAACCATAATTCTAGCCCTCCATTTATCACTGTCTTTTCTGTATGTCACACCCGAAGATCCGCTTGTATTTGTAACGTGGATCTTTTGGTTTTTCATATTAACCGCCTGAGTAACGTTTCTCAGGTTACACCATTTATTATTTAGGCTGTTGCCGTCTATATGATCAATAACATCTGGCTGTTCGCCCGTCATATAAACCCAAATCATCCTATGGACATAGACAAACTTACCCATAAACATGGTTCTTAAATATTCTTTTGCGTCATCATTTGATGTTTTTTTATGCGCTGATCCTATATATCTAGATCTTCCTACTTTATAAAGTATGCCAGTTTCTTCATCGTACCTATATAAAGCTCTTACCACATTAACATCTATAAAGTTCATATTACGCTCCAATATTCAGTAAAATATAATTATACCGAATACTGGAGCGCAGGGATAGTTAAATGCTAACTATACCTCACCCCCATCCCTGACCAGCAAAGAACGGATTAAGCGTTGAGTATGCAGGGCGGAAATCGAAACGAACAATCTGCTTGTTCTCTCGGATTGACGCGCCTTTACTTACACGAATCTGTAAACCGTCTTTTGTGGTTGCTAAAGTATCTGTACTGTAAAGCTTCGCAATAGGTACTGAACCAATCGCAAACGCTTGCTTGTGCCAGAATAAGTTAGGCTGATAAATGGTAGAAGCCGCACCAAGTATTGTAACTACATCAGTTGCTACTGGAGCACTATCTACAGTGTTATAAGCACCAGTTGCTTCATAGATAGCAGGGCCGGTAATAACAATGTTACCCGTTCCAGTACCTGACAAAGTAACCGCTGTGGTAACCGTTGCAGTAAATACAACATTGGCGCCAGAAGCATTGATGATAGGTTGTCTAGTGCTTAGATTTAGACGATTACGACCTGTGATCTGAATCACTTCGCCTGCTCGAATCTCTAAGTTAGCTTGGAAACCTGAAACCGCTAAGGTTTGTGTCATCGTATCTTTAGCAGTTACATAGGTAACATCTGGATTAGATGCCAAAGCACCAACCCTGTCAGCACCAGAATGTGAAGTTGCGCTTGATAAAGTAGTCGCAGTCATAACCTTCATACCTGCGAAATTATCAGATAAGATAGCTTTTTTATGCGCCTCAGAAACCAATCCACCAGCAGAACCACCAGCACCCAAAGAACGCTGTACACCAGCTAGACTTGTTTGAGTGTAAGGGTTAACCGCATAGCACCAAGGACTATCGGCAGGAATACCTGAGCTAGACATAACCGCGCCAGCTTGAGCAACATCATCCCAAGTTGTAACTGCTGTACCATAAGTACCAGCAAGTAATCCTGCGTTTTTGCGCATGAAATCAGCATAATCTACTTCTAAATCGGTAACGATTCGAGTAGCTGCTGGAGCGATAAGCTCGTCTAGCTGATCCATCTTGATTGCTTGGTCAGCTTCTTGCCAGTCAAGCTCTACTGTGAAGTAGTCTTGAACTGTAGCAGATGCCTTACCAGTGATGATTGATTGAGCAGTACCGCCTGAAATATCACCACCCGCCGTACGTGTGGATTTATAGTCAGTAGGTCGTTTAATATCCACAGTGTCACCCGTTGAAGGGTCGAACGCATTAGATAAAAATTGAGTGTTTACGTTCTTAGATAGAACTCGCGAACTCTCGAACGCATCCAAAAAAGATCGTGCAAGTGTTCTGGTGGTATTACTATCGAAATTATTAGCCATTAGGGTAATCCTCTAAATTATTCATATTTAGCACCTGATGGCCCTCGCTCTTTAGAGATTGAACCACCTGATTTTAGTGGCTCAATGGGGTCTGGTGCTGCACTTAGTTTTGCTTTTGGTTTTGCGTTCAAGTTTACCGAGATCCTGCCTAGCTCCATCATTGCCATAGTAGGTGACATATTAGCAAGTTTATCAGCTAGGTCTAAATGCGTACCAAGATGATAAATCAACTCAGCTCCGTTTTCAGACTGTACTAATGCATCTGCTACACCGTTTGGCAATACTGGCACAGAGTTTGCCGCTTCATAGAAATCTGGCTTGTTCAGGGCTGCAATTCGTTCATTAAAAGCACGTTGTGCTTCTGCTGCCTTAGCTTGTTTTGATTCCGCTTGTAAAGCCTGTCTCTCTGCCTTTACCGCTTCAGCTACTTGATGTTTGATTAATGCCGCCTTATAGGTGTCATCGTCATAATCGAAGTCTTCTAGTTTTGGCGCGTCACTAGCGGTTTCCCGTTTCGCTTCTGCCTCGTCTAGTCTGCGCTGTAGCTCATCTGCTCGTTGTTTCTCTGCATACTTTTCAGCAGTTATCTTATTGAAACGTATCTGCGCCCGTTCCGACAATACAGCTTCGGTTACTTCTTCAGCAGGTGTTTCTTCCTGTTTTACGGGTGCTGATTCCGTTTCTTGAATCTCGCTAGTTTCCTCTTCGACCTCTTCAGGGCTAAAAGTAATACCATGATCCTCTATAAGTGCAGCTTCTGACATTTTTACTTCCTCTTAAACGATGACTAAGCGTCACGGGGCTATGTTTACATTGTATAGATTAATCTATGTCTTGACAATTATCAATTAATTATGCAGTCATATGTTGTCTTGGCCTACTGAAGCGCTAGGCTGTTCAACTGTTAAGCGCCTTGCATTATCGCTTTGCTCGCCTTGTGGTTGAGGGATTAAACCTTCCTGTACTAGACTAGCTGTTATTTCTCTGTTTGGCCCTTCTGAAACCTGCTCTTGAGCCTCTTCTACTATTTCCTGCTGTTTCAAGATTATGTTTCTATCGTCCCGGGTAAAAGGTATTCCTGTTTCAGCTTGAGTTTTATAAGCGTCCATTAAGTCTTTATAAGCTTTAATAGTAGCGTTCTGAGTATCTACAGTAGTTTGCAAAGTCTTAGCGTCTTGGCTTTCGATGTCGCTCATCAGCTTGGTAGTCTGCATCTCAATGTTAGTTGTGATTGCTTCCTGTTGTGGATCTGGCTGCTGTGGCTGATCTAAGCCTAGTTCCTTAATCTCTTCTTCAGTTGGCTCAATAGTGCCTTGTTGTATGTAAAGCTTACGAACTCGCTTAGTTAACTCTTTAGATTCAAGTATAGGCAAGTCTTTAGCTACTAAGTCCATCGCTATTCCTTCAAATAATGGCGACTGACTAATCAAGCTGATTATCTGCTCTGCAGACTCTTGTCTTTGTGTGGCAAATGCTGGCCCTGTTTCAGCTACTACATCATACTTTCCAAGACTCAAATCGTTTACGATAATTTCCTTCTGTGTTTCCTTATCGAATACTGTCTGATTGATTTCTACTAATTCAGTCTCACCATCACGCGCCATGATTCGCGCTTGTCTTGGGGTGTCGTAAATTCTTGGCATCAGATCGACTAATATTTCCGATGTATACTCGATTGATTTAGCAAGGTTATCACTGAAGATAAACGAACCTCTATCGCCTAGCCTTTCCTGTGCCTGTATAGCCTTGCCGCTCTTTAGCTCTGGATTAGCGCCTAACGATGGCGGTTGCATTCCTGTTACGTGATACAAATCCATTGACGCTTGTTGTATTTGCTGCAAGAAAGCGCCCTGTACTGCTGGCGCTCCGCCTCGTTGTGGTGTCCCTGGCGCTTGTGGATCAGCGTTATAAAACAGAAATGGATTGTTTTGTGTGTTGAAGTTCTTTAGTTGTGGGATATGCCCTTCAGCTTGTTTAGCGGTTAACCATATAGGATCCTTAGGCGTTAACGCTGCTGTTTCAATAGCTGCAGATGTTGCGTAGTTGTAAATTCTGTTGGCATCCTTAGCGAATCTTACAATGCCTCTAGTATATTCTTGACCTTCAATAAAACACTGGCGACCATAAACAGGAACTAAAGGAATGTATTTACCTGCCCACTTCATTGGTTTACCTAATACACCACCGCCATCCATCAAGACCATTTCAACTTTGTGGCTTTGTACTTTGCGCTTTTGTAAAACAGATACACCTTCAGCCGCCAATTCATTAAGTGCAGCGCCATCTTCATCTAAGTCAATCACTCGACCATCAGAAAGCTTTGCAATCTCTTTTGTAATCGGTGTCTTTCTCCAGTACTCAGCAACCTTGACAGTGTTATCGCCTTTCCACGAACTACAGCCGTTATTATTAAACTGCTCTTGTGACCAGCCAACTATTGCAGAATCTGGGAATCGTTCCTTGTGCTCATCTATGGACATATCAACAGTGACAAAAGCCCACATAGCATCACGCTTATCATATTCTTTGGCAGAATCATCAAACCATAGCGAAGTAGTTGCACCCATTAATGGCTTAATTCTTATATCTTGCTCAAAAGCGTCATCGTCGTTAAATTCTGTGGTTATTCTCCAACCACCATAGCCGCCATTAACGACCTCATCAAATGCAGCATCATAAGCGTTTTCAGCTTTGCTTTGCGTTTCAATGTTACGGATTAGCCCTGTCATAGTTTCGGCGACATCTTCTGTCGCTCCACCTGCTACTGGCCGAATCTTGATAGATGTTCTGTTTTGTCGCTGATCGCCTATAAGCTGATCAATAGCGCCCGCCACTCTGTTGATAGTGTAGCGTGGACGGCCTGACCGCTTCTCAATAGC